GATAAACTACCCATAGCGTTCTTAGGTGTGATCGTTGCTATATTTACAAGATTCGGTGTTGCCATTTTTTATTCTCCTTCTATATTAATATCCGAAAACCATGGAGAAGACAAGACCTTTTCCATCAGTAGTTGCGATTTGTGTTGAGCTTGAAGTAGCGTTAGTTATTTTAACTCTACCAGTGCCATCAGGAGCCAAAGTCATGTCTCCATTTGACCCATCTGTAAGAGTGACTGTTCCTGCGTTAGTTCCACCATTTGTGTTTAAAACTAGATCAGAAGCCCCACCTGTTGTTACTGTAAGCGTTCCAGCCCCATTAGAATTAATAGTGGCTGCTGCTCCAGAATCTCCAACTGTTAACGTATCAGCTGATGCAACGACATCTCCTGTTCCATTTGGAGTAAGAGTTATGTTTCCATTTGAACCGTCAGTAATTGTTATGTTTCCAGAGTTTGTTCCCGAGTTGGTATCTAATATTAAATCGTGTGCTCCACTAGATGTGATAGTTGCATTTCCAGATCCTGTACCAACTTTAATTTCACCAGATCCTTTTGGAATAAGATCGAAATCTATATTAGTGTCTCCACCTGTAGCAGATATTGATGGTGAATTTCCAGTTGCAGCGTTTGTAATATCAAATTGGTTTACTGCTGATGCAGTTGTTTGAAATATTATCTGTTCGTTGCCGTTTTCATCATTGATTCCATGTGCATCGTCAAATGCGATATTAAAATCGTTTGTATCTAGATCGCCACCTAATTGTGGTGATGTATCAGCAGCAACGCTCGCTATACCAGTTCCAATAGCTAATGTATCTATATCAGGGTTTGTGCCATCGTTTGCTGTTGCAAAAACAATTTTATCACCTTTGTCTGTTGCTGAAAAAGTAAATGTGTCTCCTGAACCAGACGCATATTTAAATTGAACTGTGTGTGATCCTGAAGTTGAATTTCTTAAAAAATAAAAAGTTTGAACATCTAAAGGTATTGTTACAATCTGATTACCTGTAATTGTACCTGTAAACTCAATCATTCTATGAGAAAGTTCTGCACCTGTAGCTCCATCAGAAACTGATAATGCAGTTGTTTGTGCACCACCTGCAATACTTTTTGCAATATATCCACCAGAAATTTGTTCTATAATTTGTAAATTGGTATTAGTTTTTGTCCCCCAAGTTCCCGCGTTTTCACCAGTTGCTTGTAGTTCTACCCCTAAAGGTGTGTATGTTGATGCCATAATTTTTTTCTCCTATTACGCTGCTACGTTTGTATAACTTGTATTAGAACCTGTGTCAATAGCTTCATATGATTGTATTCCAAAACCTGTGGCTGTTCCAAAACCTGCAACAGACGCGGTAGCTGATTGTCCTGTTAATCCCATAACAACAGGTGGACTTAATGAACCTACAGAAGTTGTAGCAGAAACCCCTGTTAATCCCATTACATCGGCAGGAGATAATGATCCTACAGAAGATGTTAAAGAAAGCCCTGTTGGAATTATAATTGGATTTGATGAAATAGTAACACCACCAATAGCTGTTGTTGCAGAAACTCCTGATATCCCTATTACATCTGCCGGTGTTAACGCTCCAACAGAAACAGTTGCAGAGACTCCTGTAAGTCCCATAACATCTGCCGCAGATAATGATCCAACAGATGTTGTTGCAGAAACTCCTGTTGGTGTAACAGTTACATTACCAATCATTGTGATTGATCCAACAGCTGTTGTTGCAGAAACTCCTGTAACTCCCATAACATCAGCAGGAGTGATTGATCCAACAGAAGCTGTAGCTTCTTGTCCTGTTAATAATACATCTCCTTGAATGCCCCATGCATCAGCATTCCAAGTTGATCTACCCCATCCAGAATTTATTTCTGCTGATACAGTTACAGAACCAACTGCAGTTGTTGCAGAGACTCCACTCATATCTACAACTACAGTTAAAGCACTCTCTCCCCAGTTTTCAAAACCCCAAGTATCAGATCCCCATCCTTGTTCAGGAAAAGCATCTACACTTCCTACGCTTGTTGTTGCAGATACACCTGTTAATGAAACAGTTGCTTGATTAGATTGCCATGAGTTTTGATTCCACGCTACGAGAGGATCGTCTCCACCCCATATTGATGTTGCTGACATAAGGAGTCCCTCCTTATGCTATCCTGATAATAGCGTTAGTTGAATCCGCTGTCGGGAATTGAATTGTAAAAGTTCCACTTGTTACAGTTTTATCAGAACCAAATGCAATGATAGCACATGCAGGATCGCCTGATGCTGAATCATTATATATCATCGCACCATTTGCAGTGAAAGATGCACTTGTGAAACTTACATCAGAAAAATCGCAAACCGCAGTTGTGCTTGAAGTGGTTGGAGTTACACTAGTTAATGTCGCTCCACCTGAAGTATAAGCAGTTCCAGATGAGTTTGTAATTTCGTTAGATGTTGTGAAAGCTGTTGTGCTAGCCCCTAAAGTTGCATCACTTGTATATAAAGCGATCTTAAAAGTATTTCCTGTTGTCGCTGTAAAATTATGAACTCCTTTTAAAAGTTCTACTTTAAAACTTGTACAAATTGCCGATGTTATTGCCATAATTTTTCTCCTATGGGTTTGCCGAGGTTACTGGAATACGAATAGCGCCATCAGTGTAGTCGTCTCTTCGCCTTCTACCAACTTGCTCATTAGCAAACTTCTGTACCTCTTGTTTATATTTATTTTCGTATAATGTCAACATATCAATAGGACCTTTTAAAAATCCATATGCTTCTGATAAACAACAATATAATAGGCCATTTGGAAAATTTAAACTAATATAATTTGTCGTGTTATCTGAAGCTAGGGTAGCTGGCATTACGTTAAAATGCACTCTAAATTTGTACGTATTATCAGGCACAGGAGCAAACATCATTCTTCCGGATGTAGTATCGGTATTGCCCGTAGCACCACCAAACATTGCATAATATTTAGGTTGGCCTCTTTTAGAGGACTCAGTTGAGGATACATATTCTTGTAAATATGTAATATCTTTTTTTTCTAACCAAATATTAGCTCCCGTAATTGCGGATGTTGAATCATAAACTTGAATGCCTCTTATAAATAAAGCACCGGCTGGAGCGTTAATTGTCTCTTGTCCTGTAATTAAATTACCACTTTGTTGTTTTCTATCAGAGTCAATTGGTATATCTCTCATTATCCTATATTGTGCGTTAAGAATAATGTTTTCTAAAACAGCTTCTGTTAAAACATTAGAATCAGTTTCTGTATAATTTCTAATATTTGTAATTAAATCGTTGTAACTTAAACCTGCCATTATTTTACCCCTGCTAATTCTCTACATTTAGGACAACGATGTTTATATTTACTATGTTCATCACAATAACCTTTTACCTCTTCATACAAAGTAAGATGTGGATCTTGTTTCTCAGGTCTAAATATATTTTTTATCCAATTCCAAATTTTATTCATTATGCCTCTATTGTTACAGGTCCAACCGAACAACCGTAACCTCCTCCTTTTATACCACCACTTGTAGCAGTATCTGTGTCAACTGTAAAATGAAAATAATTAGATGTAGCATAGTCTGTGCTCACAACCGCATCATTTTTATATAACCCAATAGTTATTGAATAACCTGTTGATTTTGCAATGTTAGCACCAGTGATACCATCAAAATTTTCAGGGTTAGAATATTGAAAAACATTCCCACCTGCAGAAGTTGTTGGTGGTCCTCTAAATCTATAAGTGGTTCCACTAACCAAACCATGACCTGGAGAAAAAACATTAATAATTCCAGAGCCTGCTTCATAAGTTTCAAAACCATCTTGAGGTATTCTAACTGTTGTGGCTGGTTCAACTCTATCTGTTCTTGTATTTAATAATGAAATCGCATCAGCACCATTTGGTTTAGGTTCTAATTGTGGTTGCTTTGGTTCAAACTCTGTAAAATGAACAAATGAACCATTCCATTCTCTTACCATTTCTTTGTATGGAAACTCTAAACCAGATCTATCTGATATTGCTTTTGCATATTTACCTGTTGCGT